TGATGCGCATTGATCTTTACGACGACTTGGGTGAAGTTTTCACCTAAAGCGTTGTTGGGTGCGTTGTACAGACCAACAATCTTTAGGACCAGTGTGTTAGTAGTCAGGATAGTGGACGAATCCAGTTCCATCGCAGACAGACCAGTGATGTTGCTGCCTGCCGTAGCAGTAACAGCAGCGTTCTGACCAATATCTGCTTGGACGATGTCTTCATCAGCCTGAACTAGGAACAGTTGATTAGGATCATCAAGCACTTCAGCCAGAATCTGACCTGAAGTGATGTTCACCGAACCCGGATAGTACTGCTTCCAAGTCGGCTTACCGGTGGTTGGATCAATGTAGTTGCAACCGTTAAATACGCCAACTGCAGTGGCGTGAGTGCCACTAACGTACTTAACAAGATAGCCACCAACAAGAGTGACTAGGTCACCCTGATAGATAGCGCCTGCTTGGTTGTCCTGAATGACGTAGCTGTACTGCTTCTGTGCACCAGTAGCAGACAAGTTGCCAAGAGGACGAAGACCAAAGGCTTTATCGACGTTTGCCATTTGTCTATTCCTTAAAAAAGTTTACTCGTCAGCCTTCGGACTTCCGAAGACTGTTCGGGACTGACGGGACGGCTTGGTGATACGCATGCTGTCATGCGCATTTGATTTCATCAAGTCGTTGTCAACAGCTTGCATTTGGTCTCGGGACCGTGAGCTGTAATACGCATTGCGCTCTGCTACCGTCTCCTCAGGAATTCGTGCTAAAAGCAAACTTCCCACGCCGAGAACCCCAGCGTGTCGGTTGCTGTCCATCGGAGTACCAAGAAAATCAGGATATTCGTCGGCGCGTACCAACTCATAACCCTCACGCAGGCGTGAAGCCACGTTGATACGATCATCGTATCCGTTTGCTTCTGCTCTGATCCAACGATGCTTATAGCCCGGAGGAGCAGGAGGCGCATCCAACTTCGAAGGAGGGGCCCATGGCTTACGGCGCGCAGTTGCAGTGCGGCTATCAGCCTCACGCGACTTGCGATTTAGGGATGGCACGTCAATTTTGTCCATGGTCTTAATCCTTTACGTATTTAGCGTATTCCTCTAACGGAACACCGAGTTTTTTGGCAATCGCGACCTGACTCGGGGTCAGTTTCACGCTGCGGCGCGCGTTATTAACTCCCGACGAGCGGGTTGCAGGAGCGACGGAGTGCGCGGCCCGTGCTCTCTGTGGTTTCTGTTGAGGCGCTGCAGCCGCATTTCCTGTTTGGAACTTGTGAGGAAACGCTTCGCGGATACGCCTGTCTAGTTCATCATAATACTCCTCGGTCTCGGGGTCAAACCGTTCATCCGTCACCAGCTGACGGTGCAAGCCAATAACGGCATGCGTCATGACGGTGTCCGACCCAAACCAAGGGTTCTGTTCTGCCCATTCCTCCGCCCGAGGGTCAGGCGATTGCGCTGCCTGCTGTACAGGCTGCTGCTGTTGATACAGCTGACGCTGCTGAGCCTGTTGAGCAGCATATTCTTCCTGCTGCTGGCGCTGAAGCGTGGCCTGTTGTACCTGACGCTGGTCCATCAGGATCGCCGTCAAGCGTTCCTGCGCCTCGGTCTCCGTGTCAAAGTCGCCTTCCTCACGCGCCTGACGAATCACCTGCTTTAACGCTGCGATCTGCGTATCGATCCGACCCTTCGCCTCGTTCAGACGCTCTGCATCGGTGTGACGGAACTGCTGTTCCAGCTGCGACGCCCGTTGCTGCACGTTTTTGGCGTATTCAATCGCGGCCTGCTCACGACGCTCCGTCTCACGCAGTCGAGCCGTCAGCTTCTCAATACGCTTGCGGACATTACTGCTGTACTCGTCCATGTCCTTAGCGTGTTGCTGCTTTGGCTCCTCTTGCAGGCCTTGCGGCTGCTCAATCTCGACCTCCGGAGCCTGCGGCGCATCCGCCAATACCGCCTCCGAGCCGTCTTCGTTCATTTCAATCGTGGCGGAATCCTCATCCTCGCCAATATTGAATTCTAGTTGTTCATTTGACATGACTTTTTCCTTTAGAGCAGGTGAATAACGTCTTCGGGATCGGCAATTGTTGCCAAAACCTCATCATCGTTGATGATACGTATCTCGCCACCCTCAATTGGGATGCGCGAACCCGCATAGCGACCAAAAACAATCCAGTCCCCCGGCTTACACCACGGGCCGTCTGGAAATTTGCTCTCGTCGCAGTACGCCAACGGACCCACCTCAAGTACATAAGCACAGGTAGTCGCCAGTTGCGTCTTTTTCTGCGTCTCTTCGGCAATCGCAATACCGCCCTTCGTTACTCGGGCCCCGCGATACGGCAAAAGAGAAATACGCCAGCCCGTCGGACGAGGAAGATGGTCTCGAACGCTCTCGTTCAACTTCCCCTCATCTAACTTGCCTTCATCGTTGAAGACATCGTCAATAGTTGGGGCCTTATTCTGCTGCTGCTCCAACCACTTACGCTCCAAAGCAGTCAAATTGTCTTGCTTTTCTTCTACAGCTTCCATGCAGTCCTCCTTCAGGGTTAGTCGTCTTCTCTAAGGCTCTTGAGGCGCTCTCTTAAAGCATCCTCAATCATGTTTAAGCCTTCCAGACGGCCCATCAGGAAACGATATCGCTCCATGGTGGTCACCGAGCCGTTCAATACCATCGACTCAGTGTCAGACCGTAAAGTTCTCAGGTCCTTCAGAACTGCTTCCGCAAATTCCAGCATGGTAAATCTCCATGAGAGCAGACGGTTTGTGGCTTCCGTCTGGAAAGCTTAAAAATCAGTAAATCTTAACCGGGTTATTCCCGTCTCTTTTCTTCACAATCATCGCGGGGCCCTGCACACCCTTCATCGCCCCACCTTTGCCCATCTTCTTCGACTTGCCCGCAGTAGTCAAAGCAATCGCAACCGCCTGCTTGACCGCCGCCTTCTTGCTCTTAGGCTTACTCGTGCCTATCGAGCCGCTCTTCTTGAACTTGCCCACCATCTCACTGATATTGCCCGAGATCGTCTTCTGGCTAGACCCTTTTTTAAGAGGCATTTCTTGCTCCTTGCTGTTGGTTGACTTGATTCAAACGCTCTCGCGCTAGATCGGCCCGCAACATCGCAATATTCTCCTGCGATGCCACACGCGCCATGTTAGCCCGTTGCACTTCTGCCGCCTTTTGCTTCTCTACTTCCAACTTCGCACCCTCAATTTGAATCCGCTGGTTGTCCGCCTGCGCACGTTGCTGGATTTCTGCTTCCTTCAACTGCACCACAGGGTCCGGTCCCTCACCCGCTAACTGCGCTTGGAGATTACGCATCTCCATCATGCCCTCAGCAACCTTCAACGCAATCATGCCCTCCTTCTGGATCGGCGAGATCATCCTATCCGGGTCAGCACCATACTCCGAGAACAACTGCGCCTCCACAATCTCCTCCGCCTTCTTGCGCACATGATCCAACACATGCTTCAACAAGGTCATCGCCGCTTGTGGATTGGCCTGCATCATCGGCGACATGCCCATCACCAAGTGCGACAGAATATGCGCGTCATGCTGCTGGCCCGAGAAGGCCTTCAACTCCATCTGATCCAAAACATCCGAGTTTTCCTGCGCCGGATCCTTCGGCATCTGCGTATTCTGCGGTCTCAATATCCCATCAATGTCCCGCACGTTCATCGCCGCATACACACGGTAGTACGCTTCGTACATGTTGTGCATCATCGGCGCACTCTGCGCTAACTGCAGCTGCGTTTGCGCCAAAGTGATCCGTTGGGCAACGGAAAAAATATTCGGATCGGCAACGGGTAGTACCGCCACCAGTTGGTTGAAGTCCTGCTTCTTAATCCTTCGCGAGGCACCCGGTACTTCATACGGATATTCATCAGGCAGATACTTTCCAAAGCCCTTTGCCAACAGTTGGAACTCGATCTTCTGCGCATAATGCAAGCGCTTGTGGATCGCCGACATCACCATCGAGCCTTTTTCCAACAACGCGATGGTCGTGCCCACCGCCGCCATCTGATTGCCTTCACCGACCTGCATGTCAGCAATCGATGCCAAGCGTTTGCCCGCATCCACCACAAAACCCAGCAACGAGAACAGCGTCTGACTCGGCTCCTTGTACGGCAACGGCAACAACGACGCCGTCAACTCCGCACCACCCGCGTCAATATCCCGCCATTCGCCCGGCTGGATCGGATTATCGCTGTCCGCGATCCGCGCACCCTTCGCTTTGAAGCCCGCAGGCAGATTCGAGAGCGTTCCCGCATCCAACAACTGCCGCAACGCCATCGTAGCCGTCTTCGACAAGCCACCAATCAGATGCACAAAGCCCAAACCATACGCGCCCAGACCCTCGACCAGCACATAATGCACAAACGTCGGGATTCTGAGCTTCAAATCATCGTTTTCTTCCCAATTCCGACGCACTCCAACAACGCGACCACTCGCCTCGTCAATCGTAATCAGAAACGGCAGCTTAATCCCCGTCGGCTCACCACTCTCATCGACATCTTCAAAGCCCGGCACGTCATAATCGACGTGCATTTCCAACAAAAATATCTCTTCAGCATCGTCAGACGGCGTCAAACCCGTCTGCTTGTCCACCGCCTGCGAAATATCGCTCGCTGTCGGGTCAAAAGCCTCCGGCTGAATGTCTAAATCAAGGTACTCACCACCCAAAACACGCTTTTTGAACTCGTTCGCCGACATCGCCACACGATGCGTGATCCGTGAGCACTGGCTCATGACGCTTGAGCCGTAATACGGGATGTATAAATCGTCCGCCAAGACCAACTTGGACACCATCCGACCCAAATAACGGTCGTAATACACCTTCTTGAACACCGATCCACCATAACCAAGGTAGAAAAGCGCCTGATCAAACTCCGGTGTGTACTCCTCCATCACCGTCGTCAGCTGGTAATTCATGAAATCTTGCACACGCGAGGCCTGCTGCGCCTTGTCCAAAGTCTCCTTACCCACTACCTGCGTTCTAACCGGCCCACCTGAAGGCATCAACTCCTTCATCGCCTGCGCTTGGAACTGCACAATCGCCTCAGTCAACATCGGATGCACGGCCCCCGCCGCACCACGGAAAGGCTTGGTCCGCTCTTCCAGCTTCAAGCCCAACAGATCAAGGCCCTTGGCGTACATCGTCTCCCAATCCGACCTCGACGCCTTGTCCGCCTCGTACAACGCCTGCAAGGTCTGCGACATCTCCGACAAATCATCCTCGCCAATAACCTCAGCTAGGTTGTCGTAGAAGTCCACTTCCGCCGCGTCCTCCTCACCCATCTCAATCGTGGCCCCACCATCCTCTTCCAAGATGATTTCGATTTCAGGCATGCCCGCCGCTTCAATCTCCACGGACAAGGGCTTTTCGTTTTCCCCGAGCTTATCTACTGGCATG